TATGCCGTTACATTTGTGATATCAACAGTAACCCAAGATCCACTATAAACATTATATCCATGTCCGATAGTAACACTTGAAAACGTGTTAAATTTCGCACTAAATCTATATGATTTGTTTTTCTTGTTGTCGATATGCTCACTTAATGTAATCAGACTACCACTTGCAAGATTGTCCATTTCCTTTTTAAGTGTGTAGCCATTTTTCGTTTCAACGATTACATTTTCCAAAACAGAAACCCTGTTTGTTAAATCGGAAACCCCTTTTGGTTTTAACTCTTCAACAGTTCTTAATATTGACACATAATAATATTCATAATAATCCTGTCTAAAGTTTACAGATAAATAAATATTGTCAACATCTTTTGGCACTACATATCTACTAACCGTTTGAATAGAAGCATCGGCATTTCTTTCTTTGCCTTTGTAAGCATCTATAAATCTTACTTCTTGAAACGCTTCTGCACTTATCGACAACGGAATAGTAACAACATCTCCCTCTTTTACATCAATATGATAATAAAAGTAAGCAGAGGAAGAGAAAGCGCCATTCCAATAATATCCACTGTTTTTAGCTGGGTGTAATTCGATTGCAGTAGACTTGGAAAATGATTCAGATAATTGAGATTTTGTGACACCTAAATCTTTCTTTAACGTACTTGTGTCTTCTTTCAGTATTTCTACATCTTTTTTAAGTTCCGCAATATCTGTCTTGTTTTGGGCAATATCCGCGGTCTTTTCTGCAATCACAGCATCTAGTTTTTTCGCCTGCTCTTCCAAAAACTTATCTAATGCAGTAATCTCATTCTCGCTCTCTGTTCCGTTCCCAGAAACATCCATGGAACATTTTAAATGCACAGGAAAGCTCGATACCAATTCTCCGTTGTTAGTGAGTTTAAGCTGCACAAGTGTCACGCCTTTTTCTGCCGCCATCTGATTCGTTACGTTTACAAGTACAGTATTTTCGGATACTATACAATCATTATATACGATTTTTCCACTGGGCTTGATCGCCCAAACCTTTGCAGTTGTCTCCGATGGCAGGATGAAATCGGGAAACGTACATTCAATCTGGTGTCCCGTGTCCGCCTGTGTGATATTTACGGACGGAGTAAAAGACTTTTTGAGCAGATGCAGCTCTACGGTATGTTTTATCATTTCTTCTTATCCTCCTTATGTTCCTCTGCCATCTCCATCCGCTCTCTGGCGGCGGCCAGGGAGATCTCGCTACAGGCTTCC